GTTTAACGGACAGCTCCGAGATAATACGGATCACCTCCTGTTATGTAAATGTTTTTTGCACATTGTTTATAGCACCTCCTCATTCTAAAAAATGGTATAAAAAAAGCACCCTGTTTCCAGAGTGCAAATTTCACTTCGTTATTGACTATGCGTCTTTCTTGTTTTCTATTCTGTTTGTCAAGAAATTCAGTTCCTCAAGAGACAAACTCCTAAACGGGCTTACCATCGAATCATCCTCTGTGTCGCTCAGGGGCGGATCATAGGTGTCAACATCAAAACCGAGCTTTTCACATATTGATTCATAAGTAATATCATCAGTCATATTAAAACACCTCCAAATCTACTCCATTCTTTGACAACTCCTCCAATGTCACTTTCAAACTATCTATATCTCCATTATAGAGCAACGCATTTGCCTTTTCAAGATAAATATCTGCATTTATATAGTTCACAGGTCCGTTTATAGTGTATTTACATATGGTACCGTTATGTCCTGCCACTAAGCCGTACTTATACTTTCTTGTCTCGGCAGCTCTGATGTCGTTTATACTTGGAGTTGTGCTATTTGGATGATTATGCACTCCTACAACCGTGTACTCATCGGCATCTTTCAGCAATTTTGCCATTGCTTTGCTTGGTTTTGCACTGGCAGTCCGGTTATAAGATTTGTTGATCACGGACTTTCCTGTCTTTGTATTGATATATGCTAAATCCTCATAATTGGTGCCGCTTCTATGACGGAGCATTTCCTTTGTCTTGGCTCTAATGCTTCTCGTCACTTTTTTATTCTCACCCAAATTGTTGAATTTATTCTGATAATCAGCCGATGCAATTTGTTTCCTATCAATCACCGACTGCTTATAATCAAATTTGGGCTTACTGCTTTCTGCTTCATCCGCACCAATTCCGGCTTTAGCCTTATTTTTCGCATTCAGCTCCTTTTCCCATAAGCCATCATCTTCATCGATAATTTTTTGTTGCATCTTCTGTCGTTCTTCGAGGCTCATTCCAAGTATTTCTTCATCGGCAATAGCCTGTGATAGGCATTTACAATTAATCGCCTCTCCGGCAGGGAGAATTGGATCTCTTGGATACATGGGATAATATGTAACTCCATCAGCTCCTGCCAATTTAAACGGCTTATCCTTATCTACGATTTGACCATCCATCGCCACATGATTTGCTCTTGGCTGATTTTTGTACCCGCCTGTATGCACCCATTTCTTTTTAACTACTGCCGGATCCTGCGCCATAGCTTCATCATGTGCCACAGAATGACAACGAAGCATTTCGGTAACAGCAGCTCTTCTCGCCGTGTACTGCTCATTTCTGATTCCATCCGCAATCAGCTCCTGTGTGAAATCTGCTACGCTCTTACCTTCGTCAATACTTGTCTTTAGCTTTCTGCCAATATCATCCTCTGCATTTAGCTGCATAAGATCACTTAATTCATCGGACCAGTCATTTATCCAGGCTGATGTTCTTTTGCGAAGTTGCGTCACAACCAAATCTCCAGAGGATTCGCGAATATATGAATCAGCACACCCAAGCACATGCTCCATATAAAAGTTACTGAACAACTTCCTGATTTCATCTTTGGCTGAATCATCATCAAAAAAAGCATCCAGGATTTTTTCCGCAGATGCTAATGTTGTTACGCCTTCCAAGGCCTCGGCAATTCTTGCTGTTTGATCAGTAAGGATGTTGGACAAATCATCTTCAAGCCCGCTGGCATTGCTTACACTATCTTTTGCGTCTACATAACCGGCATTTGCAAGTTCTTCAGATAAGTTATCGTCTGCCTTTGCGATATAGGCATTTATGCTCTCAAGTAATTTTGAACAATCATGCCCTTTTATAATACAATTACGCATTTGCATCACCGCCCATTGCAAGAAGCGTTTTTCTCACTTCTTTCATCACCGACACAATCTCGTCCTCTCTTGCTCTCTCTGCTTTTTCAATCTGTTCATCCAATCCCCGCTTTACATCATCCCCAATAATAAAACTATCAGCTGCGGTATCGTCTATATGCCCGCTATCTTCGTCATTGCCATGATTATAAAGCGCCGGCATAGATTTAATAACAGCCAACGGCACATTCCCGATATCATCCATATTGAACGCTTCCGGGTAGTCTTCCGATTCCAGCCCCAAGGTGTCCATAGTAAGTTTCCTGGCATCATTCATCGTCATACCTCCGGCTCTTTCTGTTATATTCAATATCTTCATAATATCATCTGGGTTCGTTATGTCCGGTGCATCGAAGACCGCTTTAACATACTTAAATCCATAGCCATTCAGCAATTTATTATTCACAATCCATGCGAGCGAAGCTCGCTCTGGCTGAAACACCTGCTTTTCAGTTATTTCCATTGCCGTTTGAGCAGTTGCTCTATTAAAATCTGTCGTATATCCTGTATATAAATCCGGCAATAAAAAAGAGCTCTGCACTTTCTTTCTACCATTTTCCTGATACTCTTGAAACAGTTCATCCTTTTGCAGAATGTTGGCCAAGTCTTTAATTTCAATATCGGGACCGGTCTCGCCTGATTCAAAGTCTGCCGTTGATTCTGTTTTCTCTGTCTCCAGGATCATAAATGCATGCTGTCCATTTTCCCCTTTAATATCATTCATATAAGATTTCAACTTATCAAACGATTCATCTGACAAAGTTCCCCCCTTTACAATGATCATCATCGGTGTATGTCTTCCGTTCCTGAAATAGTTATTATTCAACAGTTCAGCTCTATAGTTTCCATCCACGACAATCACCTGTCCTATCCACCGAACAGTTCCATAATAACCATCTCCCTCTACAAAATCTAATAATTCATTGGCTTGGTAGTCAATTTCCAGATTATCCACATACTGACCGTTTCGCTTGTCCATAATGCGAGGATCACCAAATTCTTTGAAATAGACTGTCTTTCCTGCAATTTCCTGCTTAAATTTTCTAAATTTTCTTTTTCGAGATATTTTTTCTCCTCTGTATAGATAGTCCATGTCAATGTATGGTTCCTGTGGATATGTCATATGAACGCTAGGCGTATCATTTATAAATTGTATCTCAACAACTTCTCCATTAAAATTTCGGATACATTCTATGTATGAAATACCAAAAGTTTCTCTTGCCTTTACTACCTTCTCAAATACTTCCTTTGTATCCGTATCAAGATTCAGAAGGGAGAGTATCCTTTCCAGTGCTACCCACTCTGCCTTCGTCTCCTCATTTTCCTCTATATCATCAATATACTCAACACTGATTCCGAAGCCGGCAATATTGTTTTTATACGCCTTAATGCACTGCGGAAGTATTGTGGAAGTTTCTACCAGTTCTCTTAGCCCATTCATGTCAATGCGGTGAGGAATCCATTCGGAAGCACTCACATTAACCGCCGGATCCAGCTGCTCGGATTTTTCGGACTTTTTTATCGGACTCTGAAATGTGTCAAACGATGATTGAATCACTTTCACTTCGGCTCTCGGCATATTTTTGTCACTCATCCCTACTCTCCTTTCTTCTTTCTCTTTGATTTGAGCTTAACAGGCAAACAAACAAGCAATATACAGTCTGCTTCATCCGGGGAGGACAAGCCTCTCTCTTTCATTTCCTTTTTGCTCTCAACTTTGGTCTTTCCATTAGACATAAACTGATATTTTCTGACAGAAAGCTGACCAACCATATCGCTATCATCCGGCAATACAATCTCAGGTTTTTTTGGTTTTCCGTCATTATCAAAAGGAGCTATCAGATCTCTGATAACTCCCATCATGTATGTTGTGGTGTCATAATAGTATTTATGTTTTATCGGCTGCCCGAAATTTACCGGAATTACTTCCATGTCTCCATACAGCTCTGGCTGCGTTCTCTTGAAAGCTCTAAGCTGATCTACAACTCCACCTCCAACGCCGCCATCATCAATTTTAACAGCAATGCGTTCTTTGTATCCGTATTTAAACTTTAATGTCTTATAAAGATTTGCAATGTTGCCTGCAGTCCATGTGGTATCCTTTCCATTGTACTTTTTGTAAATCTTCACAATCTCATTCATCCGGAATCCAATCACCGTCTTATCATCTCCAAATCTCGCCACATCGCAACCAATGCTCACAACATTCAGTTTAGACGGATCCGACACTTTATTGCCATTTTTAGCAACATATTCTCCAATTCCTCGCAGCGTATCGTCACAGATATCCGTGTCAATAGACTGCTCCACATAAGATATAGGGATAAATATGTCATCGTCCTGTTCCGGAAACTCTCCGTCAACGCGGACCCGAACCACATTGCTTTTCTTTCCGTACTTTCTATCAAGCGAAGCTATATTATCTTTGTTTGTCCTGGGACTGTTTCTTGAAGACACTGTAAAACACTTCCACAAAGACCGGTCCGCCGTGAAAGCATCATGGAATGCTCCTGTAACTTTGGTTGGATTTCCCATCATCAACAATTTATTGTTTACTCCAGAGAGCGTACCATATATAGCCTCCATAATCGGATCAGCCACGCCGGATGCCTCATCTATAATAAACAACATATTTTCCTCATGGAAGCCTTGCATATTCTCTGGCTTCGTAGCAGTCCTGGCTACGGCAAACCAACGCTTTTCATAGCCAATCATATAAATATATGTCTTGGTCCATTTCATGAGCATACGAAGCAAATCAGAGTTATTCATCCATTTTGCAACCTCTGACCATAACACATCATTTAGCTGCTGCTTAGTTGGAGCCGTTGCAACAATACGGGCATCTGGAAAGCATACAAGAAACCATATCAAGGCACATGCCTCCACTCCGGTTTTGCCGACACCTTGTCCCGACTTTACAGCAACTCTCGGATTATCACGCAACGCATATAAGGCTTCTTTCTGCCATTCATCCGGAGAAAAAAACAGAACATCTTGACAAAACTGCACCGGATCCTCTGTCCACGCTGGCAGCATCTCATCTAAAAAGCTATCCAACCATTCGGAGAAATCTTTATTGTCCTGCATTTCTTTTCCTCCTTTGTTCCAGCAGCTTCTCACCCCATGCTCTTACAATGTCATTTCCAGATGTGCCTCCGGACATCTTCTCATGCTCTATTTGTATCTTGGCCAACGCTTCAATGGCTTTTGTCTTTTTGCTCTGCACGGTAGAAAGTTCCTGTTCCAGCCTCGCTATGATCATATCCTTATTGGCTGTGTGTGTCGCTATATTATAGGACTTACCCGGAAGAATTTCTTTATTATCAACCTTCTCCTTCTGGCGCCTATCGTACTCTGCCTCTTCCTCTTGGTCTCTAAACGAGCGTTTTGACTCGCTTCGGTTCACATCCATTACCGCAACCTCTCCTTTTTGTTCGCGGTATTTATTGATTGCTTTCAATATTCTCCGCTCCCTTATCGAGAAAAGCTGTATTTGTTCTATAAGCTGAAGTTCCGGATCCTTGGGAACCGTTTCAATTAAATCCTGCTCATCCTCGTCCAAAGCATCCATAAACACCGGAACATACCCTCCGTGCTTTGTTCGATCTGGCGGGGGATTGGGATGCGGATTTCCAGGACCGCCCTTGGCATTTTGATTGCCCGGTTGTCCGCCACGCTTTTTCTTCTGCAACGTTGCACTTTTCTTGTCACTCTTTTTCGCAACGTTGCACTTGTTTTTTTTTGAGTTTTTCCCCCATCCGTATCGATTCTTCCAGCTACGAACCGTACCATCTGAAACACCAAGTTTTTTTGCAATTTCAACCATTGGCATTCCATTATTAAATAACTTTTCTGCCTGTGTCACTTTTTCGCTTGGTGCTCTCGGCATATCACCACCTCTCTTCTGTTCGATTTGCTATCGTGGACACGCAAAAAGGAGGATGTGCGTCCTCCCGTGTGCGGTTCTCACGAATATTTATTGTTTTAACATTAAATCTTCGTTATAAACTCTGCTTTTGAATAACCCTGATTTGGTTTAATCATCATATTCAAAAAGTCTTCTTTGGAGAAGTCCGATAATCGGAATATTTCCTCTGGCCTCATGCCAAGCTGCTTACCGATTTCTTCAACAGATTTCCCCTCTCCCATAAGCTCTTTAACAATCGCTTTCATAGGTTCAAGCAAATGTGTACCTCTTGCCCTGTTGTGGGTTACAGTACCGTAAATATTACCGGCTTTATCCTTATGTTCTACAATTACAACAGGAACCTTGCCTTCAAGCATTGACTTCAAAGGTTCTTCTCCTGCAACAGTCCATCGGTGGAAACCATCAATAATCGTGAAATCCGGTCTCACAACAATTGGTAATGTCCATCCATTGGTTAATATGGATTGCTTCAGCAATTCCAAATTCTGTTTTGACACTTTATTTGGGTTGTAGTCGTTTGGCTTTACCCTGCCCCTGTCTACCCATTGGAGAGTAGAAAGCGGACTGCTCAATTTCTTATCCATTTGTCATGCCCTCCTTCTTTTTGGCGTCTGTAATGTATTTACCATAGATTCTCTGATATAAAGCACGATATGAACGCAGCTTTGGATCACCAGAAACAAGCCCTTCATATATAGCTTTGCAATCCTTGTTATCCGCAATAGCAGAAACACTCATAAAGAAGTTCCTGTATCGCTCAGCAACATATCTCTTATGCTTTGTTTGAAAATTCCTATTCACATCAGAAAATAATTCCAAAAGAGCGGCCTTATAATCTTTCTCGACCGCTCCCTTTTCATTTTGTTTTCTCGCAGTCGTGCTCCTACCGAACATTTCGCTATCCCAATACAGGGCGGCCAAATATGCGTTAGGCTCCCTTCTTACTATCCGTTCCATAAGATCCGGATAATACTCATTCATTTTGACAAGGCTCTTTGCCGTGTCAATTGAAAAAAACTGTGATACTCTCAATTGCCCTTTTCGTGTTCCAGACTGCCATAAAAACAGGTAAATTTCTGGTATGTCAACCTTTTCTCGAAGGAGGTAAAGCCATACATCATTATTGGTCCAATCATATATCGGAAATACCTGGTGCTTATTTGTCATGGTCTTTCCTGCCCTTAGCATAGTTGCAATATTCTGTAACCGCTGCACAGATTCCGCCGTCCTGATTCCTGTAATCGTTACTCCATCGCTGCATACTCTTGGTAGGAAATCCTGATATGCATCGATACGGGGTTTTAACAGCGGATGACTTCTGATTGCGAATGATGGTGGCTGCCTTACCCAAACATCTTTTTTATATCTGTCCCAACAAATAAATGTTTCATCGTTGGACAACTCATTAAAGCAGTTGTAGTGTTTTACTTCTAAGCAATACCACTCAAACCTTGCTCCAATTAGCATAAATTTCTTTCGCCATTCTTTCACTTTATCTTCCATACAAGGGAAAATGGCTTCCTCGTCTATGAATTGTACAGTAAGCTGCGCCGGATTGATTTTCCCTGCCTGCACAAGCTCCATAACAAGCTGCGCCATACAAAGGCTGTCCTTACCACCGCTGAAAGACATATATACTGGCAATCCGTTTCCGAATACATTTCTTATACGGATTTTGGCAGCTTTTACAACATCAATGCTGGATTCACACCGCTTTATAGCCATACTTTCTCCCCGCATTTCGGACAGATAACAAATTTCTTTACTTCGGTGGTATCTTCACTGTCCTCTGGCATTTCCTGTTGCGGCTGAGTGATCGGCTGTGGTGCAGGTATCGCCTGTTCCGCTTCGGCTTTTTGAATCTGCTGCTCTTTTCTTTCTCCACTTTCTTTAATACTCTGGATTTCTTCATCATCCAGAGTGCCATACTCGGAGAGCTTTTCTGTGACATCCTCTGCCTCAGACACCATCTGCTTTAATATATCTTCATCAAAGCCGGGAATATCGAGGTCACCCTGCAGATCTTCTAAGAAGCTGTTGAGCGTGTCGAGGTTTTCAATACCTAAACTAAAAATCTTATTATCTGCTATCATCAGCTTCTTTTTTTGATTTTCAGTAAGGTTGTCATACTTATAAACATCAGCTGTTTCTTTTCCCATTGCAATCAATGTGTCATACAGGCCATTTCCTGCTAAAATTACATTGTTTTCATCAACAACAATCGGCCGGATCTGTCCGAACATTTTGACGCTTCTCTGGAACTCCCTCAGCTGTTGCTCCGTATGAATTCTGACATTTTTTTCTGGCTTCACGAGGTCCGCCAGCTTCATTGTGATAATTTCCATCTTTGTTTCCTCCTGTATTTTGATTGGAGGAACAAATCCGTATGATATATACGCTATCTGCAAATAGCAAAAAAAGACAACACTTGCAATCTTTTGTCTGCAAATGCTGTCAAGTGTCAGCAACTTATTTTATTGTCTTCAAGAATGCTTTTGCACTCTCAAAGTATTCTGCCGCCTCAATTACTATGGAGCTGTCAATCTCATAGATTTCACGCCAGGCGTTCTCTGTACTTCCTGTCCATTGTCTTGCCGGCCAAGGATGTGTGCCGCAGAGATAGCCATTTTTCCAATCATATATTGGCGGCATAGCCAAATTATAGTAATAGATATATGCTAAAATCTGTTCATGTGTCCAATCTGACAAAGGGCTGTATCTTGTAACCCCTTGGCTGTTGGTGTAGATGTTATCTCCTTTTCCAACATAATTCCCGTCTGCTCTTCGCCTTCCGAGAAGGAGTATATCAAGATTGTTTTCTTTATAGTATTTCGCCTGCCCTCTATGCTGAACAATATGAAACCATTGCGCCGCATATTTGCTATCCTGCGGAAAAAGCATGTGTGAATGAGCCACAAGCCACTTCATATCCTGTCCTGTATTGATAATGGACAATTCCGGAGGCTTATTATCCTCAACCCATTGCGTAAATGCTTTATACTCCAAATTGCTGATTACAAGGACACAGGAGCTTATTCCTGCCCGCTGACAAATTTCTCCAAGCACAAGCGAATCTTTTCCTCCGCTCCATGCATAGGCAGCTTTCTTTCCTTTTGTCTTGGCTTTTATATCCTGTATGGTCTTATCTACAAGCTGATCCAACTCTTTTTTGGTTACCAGCTGTTCGATTTTGTCAAAAGCGTCTATCCAGTCAGAGTTTTTGATTCTCTGCTTTCTTCCAAGTATGCTATCCATTCTCCGCACCTCTCTTTCTGCTTGCAATCAAAGCAACTGTTCCAGATAGCAGAACTGTTAAAAGACTGCCGACTGTTTTATAAGCTGCGGTTCCTGTGATATTCCCATAAGCAAATACGGGAAGACCTATGATCAGCGCGGACACGATGCCAGCAACAACGCCTTCCGGTTTAAGCCTTACTCCCTTTAATGTAAATATTGTCGGGAGAAGTGTTGCTGCTCTGAGTGTGCCATACATCAAAAACAAATGCGTAACTGTAAGCCCCGGGATATTGGCAACCACAATTCCTATTGCCAATAGTGCAACCATAGCAACTTTTGTCTTTCCGAGTGTGTTCTTTTTGAATATGTCTGTTGTGAGGGATGATATTGCACACAGATTACTGTCGATCGTAGATAATAATCCGGATACAATCATAAATAAAAATGGGATTACCGCCCAGCTTGGAAATAACTCCGAAATAAGTTCAAAGTTAATCACTCCTGTATCAATTGCTGTGTACCCCATTCCAGCTCCTACAAATCCAAGTATTCCCATTGATAACGGCACCACTCCAAACAGAATGGCTCCAACAAAGAAAGCCCTTCCTATTCGATTTTTCTTTGCGCAAAACGCTCTCTGCCAAAAACATTGATCTCCAAATGGTCCCGAGATAAGTCCAACTGTTGTGGGGAGTCCGAAACCGAGAAATATTTCTATACCTTTTGCAGAGAAAAGAGAGCTGCACTCTCCTGTATATCCACCGATTCCTGCAAACATATTTTGAATGCCTCCGCCGTTCTTAATACCGAAAACCGCAAAGCACACGCTTGCAATCAACATAAAGACCATCTGTATGGAATCCGTCAGTATCGAAGCCTTTATTCCGGAGAACTGCGAATACGAATAAGCAATCACAGCCATAATTACTGTCATGATCCAGAATGGAATGCCGGTCAGCATACTCAATATTTTACTTCCTGCCAACAACTGAACTCCTGTAGATAATGCTGATAATGCCCCAAGCTGAAACAGGTAAATATTTTTTACCGATTCAGACCTATATTTCTGGTGCATATATCCAGACAATGTGATTCCTTCCGGCATTTCCTTTCTTATTCTCCGGGCAAACGGAATAAAGAATATCAAGCAAAGTACATTAGGTACCAGAAACCAAAACAGCCCTGCAAAGCCTTTGGTGTATGCATTCTCCGTTGATGTAAATAGTGCCGGTGCCCATATCCATGTGGCTGCAATGCTCAATGCAGATATAAACCATCCCATATTTCTATTTCCAACACAAAACCTTTCAACATTTTTCTCTTTGTTTGTCATAAGCACTGTTGCCGCGATCATAATTACCGCATAAGCTGTCAGCACCATAATTGTGTAATTCATTATTATCCTCCAATCAATGTGTTTTTGGAGGAGCAGGTGCGTTTCCTGTTCAATCATTTCTCCTTTCTCGGAAAGTTTGCATCAAAAAAGAAGCCTGCAACAACTCTGCAGACTTCCCCGACGTTCGATTTAGAATTTTACAAATACAATTTTGCCACTTATACATTGTGATGTCAATGTAATTATTTTGTAGACGGTGGCTTTATCGTACTTTCAATCCGTCCACCCCGAATATAAGAGCAGTCATCCTCTCCTCCGCCACTCTCAAATCAGAATACACATTTTCTTTTGACATAGTATGTTTGGTCGCAATCTCTTTCACAGATAGGGTTGGTTCGGCCATATACTTTTCCCAAATAACATCGTACCTCCTACGGTCTATAACCTTATTAGAAGATTTTTCGCAGTAAGCATCATACAAACCGAACATCGTTTCAATATGAGAAACAATAATGGCGGTCCTGGTAGCACTTCTTTTGATGCTCTCAATGATCACCTCACTATCATATAGGCTCATCATCGATTCCAAGATATCCAAAGCTGACTCTTCCATTTGCGTTCGTCCAAAAACAGAATTTTCCGCATGTTCTTTGAGCATGTGGTAATTACGAAGCAGGAGTTTTGTATTTCTTAGTCGCCTGTCAGCTCTCTTTCCCTGCTCTTTTTTCCGTTCCTGCGCATAGGTTTTTAACGCCTCTTTCGCTCCGATTTCAGCAGCCTTTGCATAAATATCTTCCAACTGCTTCTGTGTCATTGTTATGATTACTTTTTCTTCGTTCGACTGATTCTGATTGTCCATGCTGTCGCCCTCCTTTTTTATTTCAAATTCATAACGAATTATGATATAATTTAACTGTCTGTTGGGAGGGTTGCGAAAGCACTCTCCTTTATCCTTCGTTATCCAAAAAATCTTCAATCGACATTTGCCCTGGTATATCATAATAAGGGATATCATCAATCGATGTACTTGATTTTGAATTTCCATCTCGAGCTCTCATTGCGGTTCCAAATACTCTCTTATAACAAATCGGTCCATAACCGGTCAATTTGCTTTGCGAACTTTTTAATTTTCTTCCGCATTCCATACAGACTGCCATCAGAAATCACCTCCCTCAAAGATAAATACCTTATGTGCCGGTATTCTCTTGTCCTTAAAATCTTCCCAGTGCATATATGCACTAGAAGCTAAACAAGATGCCGAGTATTCCTCAATCTCCTTATCATTTTTAAGCCACGCACAATGACCTGCGACATGCTCCTTTATTTCCTCCAGAAGTTCATTTTCCATAAGTGCCTGTATTATCTGCAAGGTAACTTCCAACCATTTCTCCGGAGCAAATTCTCCTATGCTGGTCTTGTAGAATTCCTTAAACACAGTTTTCTGTCTAGTATTTCCAAATCGTGTCGTGTATGTAGCTCCTGTTGGCTCGCCCCTGCCTATTCGATGATGTATTGCATAGTCTGAAATACTAACTATTTTCATCCTCCACCTCCAGCCTGTCCGCAATAAGTCGAATAACATCTGCCATTATTGTTCGTTGAGCATTATTTTTTTGAATTACCTGATCAATCTCAATATCCGGAATCGATATTCCAATATCATCTAAAAATTTATTGACCATCTGCTTGCTTTCATCTGCTGTAAATGGCGGCATTTCATACTTTTGGGAACATCTACTCACAAACGCTTTATCTAAAATATCTAGTCTGTTTGTAGCCGCAATAACCACAACATCATTTGCAAGCTTGTCGAATTCCTGCATTAAAGTAACCGTAACTCTACCGATTTCCCGGTCTGCTCCACTTGAAGTCCTTTCTCTGTTGCAACTTATAGTATCAACTTCATCCAACATAAAAACACAAGGATTTGTAGAAG